GAAACGAATGGGTTGCTGACCATGCCGTAACGAGTCTTAAAGCCAATCTTAGGCTGGAAGGTGTCAGGGTTGATCGAACGAACCATCTGGAGGGGAACGTATGGGCAATAGAAGAGTCCAGCATCATAAGGTGATGTACCCTTATAACCCATGACGTAGTAGTGCTTAGCAGCAGCGCCTTGTGAATAAACAGGAGCACCGAATGGATCGATGTAGACGCGGATACCGCCTTGGAGAACACCAGCGAATACGTTACCAGTGTCATCAACATTCAATGAAGTGTTGAGAGCAGGTGCGTAGTCAAGAGCGCCAGCAAGGTTAAGAGCTGAAGCAACGTCTGCTGAACAGATAACAAAGTTACCTTTGCCTCTACGTGTCAACTGACCAATAGCGTTAGCATCGCGCTGAAGTTGGAAGAGCATACCCTTGAACTTCTCTGCCTGCCAACGACCGTTTGAGTCAACGTCAAGGTCAAAAACGCCAGGAGTAGCAACGTCTTGTTGAGCACCCTTTTGAGCAACGGTGTAAACAGTACGGATGATCTCTCTGTTGATTTCAGCAAGGATTTCGCTGGAGAGAATGTTTGCTAGTTCCTGCTCAGCATCAAGACCATGAATAGCCTTGAGGTCTTGTGCGAGTTCTAGGGTGTAGTCTGCCTTGAGAGCACGAGTCTTAGCGGTAACCGAGGTCTTCTCGATGCTGAAGCTCATTTCGCGGAAAAGAGCAGCAGCTTCGCCTAGAGTTTCTGAAGTCTCACGAGCCATGCCGCGAGCAACTTCATAGGTTCCAGGTGAAGAGTCGTTAAGAACTGATGGGTTGTTACCTTCAGCATCTCCACCACTACCAGCAGCAGAACGAACGGCATAAGAACCTGCGCTGTTACCATCGTTACCAGCTGAGAATCCTTCGTCTGGTTCGTAGTAAAGTGCCTCAGCACCGTCACGAGCTTCGTAACGAGCTCTCATTGCGAAGATAAGTCCAGTAGGACCGCTCATTGGTTGAACGCCAGCGATGTCATAAGCGACAAGGTTAGGCATTGAACGGCGGATTAGGCTGATTAGGATAGGATCGAAACCAGCAAGTCCTGATGAACCTGAACTTGAGCTAAGTGCTCCAGTTTGACCAGCATAACCACCTACTCCACCGAGGCTGTTAACTGATACTTCGTTTAGCATTCCGTGCTCGGCACGAACTGCTTCTTCTTGGTTTTCTAGCAGGGCGGCGGTAACTGCTCTACGGTATGGATCTTTGATCTCTGAGAGACCAGCGCCATTAGCGTTAAGGACAGGTGCCCACTTTTCCTGCAAAAGTCTTGAATCTGACATTTGCTTTAAACTCCTTTGAGTGTTTGGGTTTTAATTATTTATAGAAATGATTACTGCCAGCGAGCAAGTGTCTTGACATATGCCGCCATTACTGGTGACAAGTTGTCTTGACCTTCTACCGCTGTGTCATCTGAAACTTGCTCAGTCACTACATGCTTAGGGAAGTAGCTGCTAATGAGAGTTGCGACTTTGTTCTTGAAGTCTTCTTCAGAAACAAACTCTACTCCTTCAGCAAGAGAAGCAAGCTTTTCTCTTTGAGTATCAACAAGACCTTCGCTCATTTGATTGAGTACGACGGTTTTGTGATAACCAGCGAGTTTATTATTAAGTTCAATGTTACGCTCAAGTTGTTCGTTGAGGCGACCTTCCATTTCACAAAGCTCCTCAGTCATTGTTTCTACAACATTGACTTTCTCCGAAGGGAGATCGAGGTAGTTTTCTTCAAAAACTTTTTTGAGACCACCCATGAACTCTTCTGCGATCTCAAGTTTGAGACCAGCATCAAGAGCCACTTGGTTTTCTTCTACCCAAGTAGTGATTGCGTAGTTGAGTGTTTCATCAACTTTGGTTGCGAGAGCCGCAATCTCTTCTTGAAGTTTGGCGGAGAACTGCTCTTCGAGTGAAGAAGCGATAGCAGTTACTTGCTCCTCGATTCTTGACTTAACAGCAGCTTCGAAGATTGTTGATGCTTTCGCTTTGAAATCTTCGGAGAACTCTTCGCCTTCGGTAAGAGCAGCAACATCTTCCGCAGCGGAATAGTTGATTGCTTCCATACCAAATACTTTTACTGTGTTTTGAGTCGTTGACTCAAGACCATATCCAGACTGCTTAACTGAAGGTGCTGGATCTTGACCCTTACCTCTAGTTTGAGCATCGCTAACTTTGCTGATGCCCTTGGCTGCTTTAGCGCCTGGATTTTCTTCACCTTCTGGATCTTCAAAATCGGATCCACCGTTATCTACTTCTGACTCAGAAGGAACAACTGAAGTTGGAACTGTTGGTGCGGGATCTTTTCCTTTACCTCTAGTTTGAGCATCGCTTACTGCTCCGCCAACTGGTTGCATGAACTGACTACCAGAAGATTGACCAGGAACGATTGAAGGAGAGAGAGCACTTAGTCCAACTTCTGACTCAGTTACAAGCTCCTCAAACTTTTCGTTTAAGTTATCTGACATTTGAGATTCCTCGTAAATTCTACTATATGTTTATTCTATGATTATTTATGAAATTACAAACTTTGTAAGAAGTGGTTAAAGACATTTAACGACCTCTCTTCAAGATTTTTTCTGGTAGATTCAGAAATATATCGTTTGTATTTAGCAACATTTACTTCCTTAATGATGCCATTTTCCCAGACCCACTCTTTACCTTCCATAATACCGTTCACAAATGCGTCGGGTGCGGAAGGATCAGAAACGATATCGGCAGCAGTTGCTAACATGAAATCGTCACGAACATAGTTTGCTCCGTTCTTCTCTTCGATGGAACCCATGCCTCTAGATGAGACACCAAGTTTAACTCCATTCTCTAAAAGATTCTTTGCGATGTCTCCCATAGGAGTGGTTAGAATCTGTGCCTTACCGATAAAATTACTTCCTTCAGCTTTGAGAGAAACGATTTTATGTGACACACGATCAAGGTTTACAGTAGGACCATCGGGGTGTCCTAGTTCACCAAGAGCACGACCAGCACCAACATACTGTTCGTTGTACCTACCAACTTCGCGCTCTAGAACGCCAAATGGATATACACGACCGTTGCGGTTTTTGATATCTGCTTGAAGGAAAACTCCCTCGATATACAGATGCTTTTTACCATTTGCTTCTTCTTCGAGAACTTGTACGCTCTCGAAATTGCCCTCGGTGATTAACTTCATTGTTCTGTTTCCTCTGGTGATTCGAACTCTACCTCCTCTTCTGGAGAATCGAAGAATGACTTAGCAACAATTTGCTTATAGTCACCCATTGCTTCTGATGCTTTCCCGTAAAGGATATCAGCAATTTTATCTATGGCAGCGAGGCGGTTGCCATCGCGCACGGCATTTACAACTTCAATAGTGTCCATTTAATTTAACCTTATAATAAACTATTTATTTTTCTGATGTTTTGGGTTTGGATGGAGCAGCAGGAGCTGGGGGTGGTGGAGGCATTGCTCCAACTTCCAGTGTTGCCGCATTCATTAGATTGGTGTGGATAGGATCAGGGATCTTACCTTCAGCAATCTCGTCAGTCATTTGTTTGGTGATCTCATCATATTCAGTATCAGATTGCATTAGAACTTGCTTTCTGACATACTCAATAGAATAATATTTACCCAAGAAAGGATCTAGTTGGGTAGCAACTTGTAGGCGGTTGCCCATAAGTTCTGCTTGCTTGAGTTCTTCAAAATGATTATCAAAATGATAGTCATATTGGATGTGCTCTTGCATCTCCTCCCAATCTTCAGGTGCAATAACACCTTTTAGAATGAGTTGAGTTTTGAGCATATCGTGGAACAATACGCTAAACTTTTTGCGAAGTCTTCCAATCCACTTAGAAAACTTAAGTTCATCACGCAAGATTTCAGACGAACGACCAAGTGAGAATCCTTGGTTAGCATCATCCAAACGTGATGGTGGGAGGTTCAATGAATTATATAGTTTCTTTTTAAAGTATTCAACATCCTTCAACTCTCCCAGATTTTGACCACCAGGCAGAGTTGTGATTTCAGTTCCTCTGCCACCTTCACGACGAGGGAGCCAAAAATCTTCAAGCATACTCATGTGCTTTTTGTCGTCACGAATCTCACCTGTCTGTGCGTCATAAACAAGTTTGTTTCTGTAACGCGCCATTGTCTCGCGTAGGTATTGCTCTGCTTTTACCTTTGGTAGATTACCTACATCGATATAGAAAATTCTTCTTTCTGGTGCGCGTGACAAACGATAGATAACCAGCGCATCTTCAATCATGCGAATCTGGTTAAGTGATTTGATTGCCTTGTGTAAGAAACTCAAGACCATCTTTTTGTTGAGATCTTGAATACCAGATTGAACATAAGTGATAGCATCGTTCGCAATCTTGACGCCACTTGTTGCGTTGTTAACGTCAAATGTTGAACTGATGAATCCCTTGGGATTATACATGTAATAATCAATATACTCACCAAAATCATATTGGTAAGCAGTTCCTTGAATGCCTTGTAAATTTTGTGCTAGTTTTGGATCTTTATTTTGAACTCTTACTTTCTTGATTCTGAGTGGATCGATGTATCTGAGTTCAAGAATACCCGCTTTAGGATTAGCAAGATCGATGACTTTATGATAATATAACCTACCATCAATATACCAAGTTCTAAAAATTTCATGAGCTCTGGTATCAAAGTGTAAGAGACGTTTGATATAATCAAATTCTTCTCTAATTCTTTTTTTAATTGGTTCCCCAACTTGCAAGTTTGAAAGTTCAATAGATACTGGCGAATCATCCATACCAGAATTAATTGACTCGTTAACGATTTCATCAATAGCGGAGTCAACTTCTGGATGCATCGACATATCACGATAGCGCCTAATGAGGTCAAACTCATTACGCGCCACACCATCAATATCCACATACGAACCAAAGTAACCACCTGCTACAGTGGTTACCGCGTCATCAGCAGCGGGAGGAATTGGGGATTGACCTTTCAATTCCTCCTGTTTGCTTTTAATTGAAAATCCAAATAGTTGACTCATATTTAAATTATCTCACTTGTTGATCTATTTATCTATCAAGCAATAGTGCCATTGCTGACGCCTTGAGCAGCAGCATTAGAATTTCCACCTGATGCTACTACATTCCAGTATTGAAGTTGGAACTCAACTGTGAAATCTTCGATCTGATCGTTGCTATCATAAGCAAGATCAATCTGAGATACGTTAGTTGGGAAACAACCGACTAGTTTGTAGCTTCTTAGAACACTACCAGAAGCTGTTGAATCTCTTTCCAATTGTTGGATTGTGATGTCAGCAGTATAACCAGCAGTATCTGGAGTCCAGATAGCAGCAGTGTTTGCTTCGTGTGCGTTGATAGATTGCATCCATGCTTCCATGGAGTGTCTGATTTTGAAGTTTCTGTCGTTGATGAAAGTAGCAGTCCAAGTGTCAAAGGTTCTGTCACCTGCGACTTTAACTGTTCTTCCTCTGAAAGGAACTTCGATAACACCTAAGTTTGATGCTGGGAGAGCAGCAGACTTACAAAGGAGACCTGTTAATTCAACATCTCCATTGATGTTTGTTCCCCCTGCTGGGAAAACAAAACTTGCTAGAAACAGGTTAGGGCGAACGCCCTGCTTAACCTGATTTAAAAATTGACTTACGTTACTGGTGATTGCCATTGATCTTTACCTCTGGATAATTGTTTAAAAAGAATTAACGACCTGTTACTTCAGAAAAACTCACTCCAGATCTCGTAGCAACAAACGTGATAGTGATGTAGTTGATTGAACGAGTTGGTTTTACATAAATTTCAGCAACGAATTCGTTTCTATCAATGACATCCGAAGTGTTGTTTGATTCATCACAAACAACGAGGAAGTCAGTAACACCTCTCTTAGATTGAATCTCGGAAAGGAACGAATTAGCAGCACTTGAGAAAGAACTGCGAGTTGTGGTGTCGTTGAGTTCGAATAGAACTGTCTTTGCTAGTTGACCGATTCTCTTTTCCATTGCGAGGAAGAGGCGGCGAACGTTGATACGATCAAACGCACTTGGAGTAGCAAGAGCAGTTTTGTCTCCGAAGAGAACTACGCCTTGACCAGGGAAAGAAGTGATTGGATTGATTCTCTTTTGATAAAGTTTGTCTCTATCTGACTTAGTAGGAACGTAAGCAAGCTTAACAGCGTTCTTAATGTTACCTCTATTTAAACCAGCAGGAGATACCCAATCTTCTGAGTTAGCAGATGTCTGAACACAAACACCAGCAACGTCAGCATTACATGGAATGTAACGGTAAGCATCATTGTACTTATCGTAGATATACTTGTAACCGCTATCTAACACAGCGTATGAACTGCTACCGATGCTATCAAAGAATGATAGGATCGCATCTCTTTGAGCAGAAGGCGAAGAGATTGAAACAAACCCATTGTGTGGGGAAACAAACGCAACACAATCTTTTCTAGATGAAGCAATATCAATTACTTTCTGTGCTTTGGTTACTTGGTCTGCTTGTAGACTGAGACTTCCACCAGCAAGGATGAAATCAATTTCAATTGCTTCTGTATCAGATAGAAGATCGAAAGCAGTTGTGATTGTTGAAACGTTGGTTACATAAGCATCAACACCAGCACTGAATGTTACGGTTGCGTTACCAGCAGCAGGAGCAACTGTTCCAGCGTAGATGTAAGATGACTTGTTAGCAATTGCGTTAACATAATAAGTTGAACCACCTTGGTCATCCTTTGCGGTTGATAGGCGTGAAACATAAAGGAATGATTCTAGGATATTGTTGCTAGAATCTAGAACAACAACGTGAAGATCATTTGCTGTAGCTGGTTTAGCAGCAACAGTGTTCCACTTAGTTGAACCGTAAAGATTTTCGGTATCATAACTACCAACTGAACCGTCAATAGTTACAACCTTGATTCCGTTTGCCCAGGTGCCAGCAGTGCGAGCAGCAAACTTCCAAGCATAACCAGAATAGTTTGCTAGGTAATTATCGTATGATTTGATGGTTGGAGCAGTAACACCAGCAACTGTAACAACTGGATAAACAGTTGATAGAGTGGTTGGAGTTCCAACAGCAGCAAATGTAAGAAGAGTAGCGGTAATCGTTGCTCCAGGTTGAATTGCGGCAGTTGTTCCTAGTTGTGCTCTAGTCACAACAACTTGGTTGCCATCAACAGCAGTGATTAATACAACTTCAGTAACACCGTTGCTACCAGCACCACTGTTCGATAAACGGAAATATGAACCAACCGTGAAACCAGCAGCACTAGTTAGATCGATGATTGTTTCAGAAGCATCGATAGTTTCGTTAACTACGGTTGTGGTTGCTGAGTTAGCGTAAGACCACTTGGTAACAGTTGCTCCGTTAGCATGATCGACAGCAGATGAACCGAGTTGCGCTCTAGTTACTGTTAGCGAATCAGAACCACCAGTTGTAGTTGCTGTTACTAGGAAATATTCGTTATCAACTTTAACGTAATCACCGTTTGT